TATGTGACAGCAATAGTTTTAAATGTGATTTAATTTTATTCAAATCACTTCTATTTATTTCAGTTTTTTTATATGATAATTCCATAATTAAATTCCTTTCACTATTAGATTATCTATATCAAATTCTACTTCCACTCTCTCACAGTTTGGAAATGAATAGCCTAATTTCCTATTACAAATATCTATAATAGGTCTTGCAATAGTACCATTAATTTTATGTGTACCATCTTCTTTAAATTCGATCATAACATAATTCTTATCATAAGAAATATTGTACCTTTTATGTAAGTCAAAATTATGATCTAATAACCTTTTACCCTCGATCCATAATCTCTTATTGTCTTTATGGTTGCCTAGTTTATATTCAAATTTACTCATATAACCCCTTTTCTATATAATCTCTAAATCTTATTTCATCAAATCTTTTATTCGATTTTTTTGCAATTTTGCAATAATCTGAAATTTGATTAATCCATACTTGACTTAAAATCCAAGCATTTTTATTTTTATAGGTGTTAATAAATTCATTAGCTTTTTTAATAAAATCTTTTCTAGTTAGCATTTTAACCTCACTTTTATTCTAACTTCTACTTAACATTTAATTGTGGCATAATTAAGACTTATTCTTAATTATATCGTAGCTTTGTACAATGTAGTGTATCGCATTCCTATATCATTCCATATACTAGAGCTACTCGGCTGTTCGTTTATGTAATTTCTTAAATCTTTAAAACTTGCTTCTTTATAATCTAGCTTAAACCATTTTTTAGCTTTGAATGTGTAAGCTACTTTTTTACGTGGCTTTTTAGTATATTTCATTTTTAATTTCTCCACTTAAAACAAGTGATTAACTTGGTTTTCAAGAGATTAGATAACTAACTTAAATAATCTCTTATTATCAATATAGAAAATGAATAAGGCACAAATAAGGCAAGATGTGTTGTATTTTTACAACAATGTGGATAACTTTAAATCATTGAATTTTTAAGGGAATACCTATGTTCTCGGTTTGTTCTCATTTAAAAAAAGTGTGAAGTATAGCATACAAATGTGGCACAAATAAGGCACCTTGTGGGTGGGACTTGCCCAGAATGTTCTCGTTTTGTTCTTTTTGATCACCAAGCATTATTCCAGAAAAAAAGATATAGCAACCCCCACCCCAAAAAAATCCTAGCCAGGTCTTATATATAATACACCTCAAAAAATTTTAGCAAATTTGGAGGTTTTAATGAAAGTTGCGCGGGAGAGGTTCTATGTGCCCCCTGGATTCAGCTTTCTAGCTTTCTAGCTTTCTCAGGGTAAGGGGGCAACAGGAACAATGTGTTAGTTCTGTGTAAGTAATGTGCGGGATAATTGCGGGGAGACACGCTGAGAGAGAGAATAGCGCTTGTTTAAGTCTCCCCGACTTACAGGAGACGTGTAGTTTAAAACTACACACTAACATATTACAACATTTACCCTTGCAATTCAAGTGTTAATGTTGTATACTATGTATATGACGAAGGCAACGAGAATGAAACAACCCGATTCCGCGGTAAAACTGACTCCTAAACAGGAGGCATTCTGCAATGAGTTCATAAAAGATCTCAATATAACGCAGGCTGCGATGCGGGCGGGCTATTCTCCTAAACATGCGAGGAATAATGCTTACACTCTTACACAAGATCCTGCTATTGTTCAGCGTATCGCTGAGCTTAAGTCAGAACAAACAAAGCGTACTAAAATTGAAGCGGATGATATACTTCGCCGCCTAGTACGTATCGCTGAAAAGACTGAGCAGGAAGGCGATTACAACGCGGCTATCCGCTCCTTAGAACTATTGGGCAAGCATCAGGCGATGTGGACCGATAAGAACATTACGGAAATGGAAGTGCGCAACGCTTTTGCTACAGGAAATTCAGATGCCGATATCGCGAGAGATATCGAACGACTTAAACGAATAGCGACACCTAAAATAAATAAGGAAGCACTTAACTAAGGAGCAGTAAAATGGCAGAAGATTATAGAGGCCACGTCGGAATGATAAAAAAGAAAAAAGACGAAGCGGCCAAGAAAAAAGAAGGTGGGGGGATTCATCAGGGCAAACCACCCAAAGGCAAATCTAAGGATAAAATAGTTAAAGAAAAAAGTTTTGTAACTAAGCAAAGAATAAAAGAAAAAGAGAAAGCAACTCCTAAATCTGAAAAGAAAGATTTAGATGCTACTCCAAAAAGAGAATCTAAACATCCAATTTTTAAAGATAAAGGAAAATCTATAGAGCTTAAGAAAAAGCCTAAAGTTAAAATTAAACCTAAATCTAAAGATAAAATTGCTAAGGAAAAAAGTAAAGAAAATTTAGAGAAGGCAAAGAAACAGCCGAAAGTTTCTACACCTGAGAAACATCCAGCTCACGATCCAGATAAAGGCGGAGGAAAGCAACCACCTAAAAAAGGTGCGCAAGCGGCGGAAGTGGATAGAGATGGAAAATCTCCAGGCCCTAAGGAAAGAAAAAAACTTCCAAAGGTTTCTGGAAAAGCTAGAGAAGACGCTAAGCGGGCTGATATCAGAGAAGAAGGAAGAAAGCCTAAAAAAGCAGAACCTAAAAAGCAAGCTGAAACTGGAACACGAAAAACAACTTATGAAGATAGGGTTAAAGCTTTAGTGGCTAAGAAAGCTGAATTGTCTAAAAAAGAAACAGCGGACGGTCGCAGTGAATACCAGGTTCAAATGCATAAATTGAAAAAGGAAAACAAGAAAGCTTGGAAGAAAATGTTCAAAGGTGGAAAGTTGAAAGGGTAGTGTCTAACCAGCGCAAGGAAATGAATGTAAACGAAGCGCGTGACTACGTGCAGAGTAAGACGGCTGATGCAGCTAGGAAGGCAGTATTAGCAGGAACATTGTTTGCAGTTGATAAGATACCGGGATCAGAAAAGGTTAAAGATCTTTTTGCCCCCACATTAAGTAAGATAAAGGAAAAGATTCCTGAGGGATTTAATGTTAATATTAATCCACAAGAAGAGAAAGCTTTTATTGGATTAACAATACCGCTCGGCGGTAAAAAAAGATATTAAGGAGGAGACATGGCAAAGAAACAAACTCCATTGGAAAAAATAAAAAAACTAATGGAAAAGTTAAGTGCGATTCATGAGAAAGAGGAAATCATCTTTGAGAAGATAAATGATATTCTTGATGAAGATGAAGACGACTTTGATTGGGACGACGATAAATAAGGAGGAAGTATGGCAATTAAGACTGTAAAATCACATCCAGTAGCAGGACCTTACAATAATACTCGTTATACAGCAAAAGCAAAACAAGGAAAAAATAATACTTTCACTTGGACTGAAACTGCTGAAGAGTATGATTATAATGATGGGGTTCATGTATGGGATATTTATAATCTCCCTAACGGTGTAAAACCAGATATTGGCAATAAGACTAAGATAAGTAAATAACTCAACTAACACAGGAGATAGTATGAGCACTCGCGTATTAACGCCAACACTTGAGGAATATGATTTAAATAATCCTCCAGCTAACTTATATGAAGAATTAGCATTATGGGGTGACAAGGCGTATGTCATTAACAAGTGAAGATAGGGATGCGGCTACTAGATTAGCAATTCATCAGGCACGTGATGATTTGTTGGCATTTATTATGCTAATGAATCCATCTTTTAATGTCGGTCCGCATCATCGTTTATTATGTGATGAATTAATGCTTTTGGAAAAAGGCGATATAGATCGGTTAATGATCTTCATATCTCCCCGTTCCAGCAAATCTCTTATAGCATCAACGTATTTCCCAGCATGGGCGCTTGGGCGCAATCCATATTGGCAGGAAATTGCTGTATCACACAGTGATGACTTGGCAACAAGGTTTGGCCGTGCTATTCGGGATATCATTAATACAAGTGCATACCAAACAATTTTTCCTCGTATAAATATACGCCGTGATAATAGATCGGCAAATTCATGGGCATTGGAACATAAGAAGAAACAGGCGGGATCTTTCCTAGCGGCAGGTTCTGGTTCTGGTATTGCTGGCTTTGGTGCGCATTTAGCTATTATTGATGACCCAATATCCGAGCAAGATGCTTTTTCAAAGTCAAGAAGAGACACATTAAATGAATGGTATTCCTCAGGATTGCGTACAAGATTGATGCCAGGGGGCAAAGTAGTTCTTGTTATGACCAGATGGCATGAAAATGATTTAGCGGGTTATTTATTAAATCAAGAATCTAGTGATACAAAGTCAGATAAGTGGGAAGTAGTAAGGATTCCTGCGTTAAATACTCCAGAAGCTGCAAAAGGATTGAATGATTGCAGAAAAAAATTAATAAAACAGGGATATTTAACTACAAAATACCCTAAATTAAAAGAAGGTGAATCATTTTGGCCTGCAGCTGATAGAGAAAATGGATTTTGTTGGACAACCGAAGAGATACTTCGTACAAAAAGTAACACTCCTAGCTTTAAATTTGATGCATTGTATGGACAAGCGCCGACTTCAGAGAAAGGAAACATAATTAAGACGGAATGGTGGCAGGATTGGGAGAAAGAACAGGCTCCTGAGTGTACATACATCATACAATCGTGGGATACTGCCTTTTCTACCAAAACAACAGCCGATTATTCTGCAATAACTACATGGGGAGTCTTTGGTGACGGCTTAGGCCCTCCAAATCTATGTTTATTAGGGGCTACACGCGGTAGATGGGACTATCCTACTCTGCGACAGAAGGCAATTGACAAGTTTGAGGAACATAAACCTGATTCCATACTGATTGAGAAGAAAGCTTCTGGTCAATCCTTGATTCAGGACTTAAGAATGGCAGGATTACCTATATTTGAGTTTCAACCTGACAGGGATAAGGTATCAAGAGCTTATGCCATAACATCTTTATTTCATAATGGGCGTATATATGCCCCTCAAGCAAAAATGTGGACAAAAGAAGTAATGGAAGAGGCGAGAACTTTTCCTACAGGCAATCATGATGACTATATGGATACCATATCACAAGCATTGTTATGGATGCGTAATGGAGGATATATTGATCATAGTGAAAATACGTGGCTTGACAAGGCAGAGCAAAGAGTGTATAATAGAAAGCAAGTAGAACAAGCTAAAAGCAAAAGCTTTTACTATTAGTAAGGATATTAAATGGCAATAGAGAAAAAAATTGATTTAACTGATGCAATTACCAGTGTTCAGATGCCTGGAGTTGATGAAGTCGAAGAATCAATAGAAGTGGAAGTAGATGATCCTCAAGCATTAGAAATAGCTAAGGCAATGGGTTTAGATGAAGAAGAAGAATTAACAGATGAGTTTGATGCTAATTTAGCCGAGCTTATGTCGGAAGAAGATTTGCAGGAAGTTGCAAATGAGTTATATGATGGGTATACAAGAGATAAAGATTCACGACAAGAATACGATAACATAGCAGAAGAAGGAGTTACTCTTCTTG